AACCCATTCGTTAACTTGGATGATGGCAATGGCGATAACAATGTTATCCGTCGTAACGCTAATTACTACTACAGGAAAGTAGCCGTGACCAATTTGATGTAATAATACCCGTAAGGGAACTATATCAAATAGTTACAAGAAAAGGACTCGCAAGAGTCCTTTTTCTTTTGTATAAATAGAATATGGAAGATATTTTCGAATCATTAAAAACATTTGTTCTAACTGAGGAAGACTTAGTTAGACATCCTATTATACCATTTGAACCGGTATGGAATAAAGGTTTAACTGGATATAAAACCCAGCCATGTTCAGAAGAAACTAAAAAGAAAATTAGTAAAGCAAAGAAAGGCATGCAGGCTCCTAACAAAGGAATACCTATGTCGATTGAACAAAAAGAAAAATTGAGATTAGCTAAATTAGGAAAATCTAGTCATTGGAAGGGTAAAACTGGTGAAGGTACTGCTATGTATGGCAAATCACATTCACCTGAAACTAAAAACAAGATGTCAGAATCGGCTAAAGGTATACCTAAACCACATTTAAAAGGTAAACCTAGATCAGATGAAACTAAACGTAAAATAGCTGAGGCGCAAGCACGCCGTCATGCTCTAAGAAAGGCTAAATAATGGCTAATTCAAACTGTCCAATTCCTTCGAATATAAATCCATTATCCCCTACCGGGTTTAGATTATCCATATCCAAGTTACCGGACTTAACATACTTTTGTCAGCAAGCAAACTTGCCTGAAGTTGAGTTACCTGCTATCGAGATGCCAACATCATTCTCTACTATTGCAATACCTGGTGAGATGATCCATTTTGGAGATCTTGTTGTACAGTTCTTAGTAGATGAGAACCTAGCAAATTATAAGGGTGTATTTAATTGGCTCATTGGCTTGGGTTTCCCAGAAAATTACTTACAGTATCAAGCATTGGCAGCACAAGATCCATCAGCACAAAACAATAAGTTTGGTGGTATGATTAGTAACTATTCTGATGGCACATTAGAGATATTAGGTAGTAATAACATAGCTACACAAACTATACGATTTAGAGATCTACATCCTACCTCAGTATCATCTTTGCCATTCCAGGCAACTATTGATGATGTTAACTACTTGATTGGTACGGCTACATTCCGCTATACCTACTATGACTTCGTATAGGCATGTACTTTAATTAGTTATTATGTTATAATGTAATTTTAAATGGTGTGAGTATATTATGAATATTGAAGAGATCCAGCAGATGTGGGAGCAAGACAGTGTCATTGATGATAACCATCTAGGTGAGGCATCAACTGAGACTGCAAAGGTCCACTCAAAGTATATCAAACTTATGGTTGGTGTCAAACTTAAGCTTACAAAGGCTAGAGGTGATTACAACCTGCTTCGTAAGAATAAGTTTAGGTATTATCGCGGTGAGTTATCAAGAGAAGAACTAGTCGAGTTAGGTTGGCAACAATACCAACTAATCAAACCACTTAAGAACGAGATGGATGAGTTCCTTCAAGGTGATCAAGATCTAATCAGCCTAAATACTAAGATAGAATACCTTGAGACTATGGGTTATCTACTCGAAGGTATCTTAGGTCAAATCAAAGCCCGAGACTGGCAACTTAAAAATGGTATTGAATGGAAGAAATTTTTAGCGGGGATGTAAAAATGGTATGGATATATAATATAGCAATCTTAGTTGGTACAGCGTATCTAGTTCAAGTATGTGGATGGAGTCCTTGGTGGTTCTTATTCACTATGTGTTGTATTATGTCAGAAACAAAACAACCAAAGTGCGACTGTAAAAAAGAAGAGCCTAAGTCTAGAATAATTATTGATTAATGAAACTAACTATTGAAAAGATTAACGAAGTAAACATCCGTGTTTATGGAGATCTTGGTTGTGAACAAGAACTAGAGAACTTCTTTACATATGAAGTTCCTGGTGCAAGGTTTACACCTAAGTTTAAGGCTCGTTTATGGGATGGTAAGGTTCGACTGTACTCTCTTATTAAGAAAACTCTATATGCAGGACTATATCAATATGTCCTCGAGTTTGCACAAAGAAACAACTATGAACTAACGTTCAATCCTACCGATGATTACCCAAAGCCTTTAGATCTACAAAACTACACCACAGAACAAGTAACTAAGTTCATATATGATCTCGATCTATATGGTCGTGGAGAACCAATCGTTGCTCGTGATTATCAAATCGCAGCAGTAAAGACTGCACTCAACCTTAATCGTACAGTATTACTATCACCTACCGCATCAGGTAAATCTTTTATGATCTATTGTTTGATGAGATGGCATCTTGAAGAAGATCGTAAGACAATCATCGTTGTGCCTACTACGTCATTAGTAGAGCAGATGTATTCCGACTTTGAAGACTACTCATCACATAATGGTTGGAGTGTTGGTGCTAACTGTCAGAAACTATATTCAGGTTTTACAAGAGAGTTTACTAAGAACGTATTGATTACTACATGGCAGTCCATCTATACACAACCTAAACAATGGTTTGAAAACTTTGATGTGATAGTCGGCGATGAAGCGCATCAGTTTAAAGCTACATCTCTTATTACTATCATGGAACGTATGCAACATGTTAAGTACCGTATAGGTACGACAGGCACCATCGATAATAAGAAGATCAATCAACTTACATTAGAAGGGTTATTCGGGCCTGTCCATAGAGTTACTACTACAAAAGAACTTATGGATGATGGTAAGGTCGTTCAGATCGATATCAACTGTCTACTACTTAAGTATAAGGATGAGATACGAAAGGCTTGTAAAGAACATACATATCAAGAAGAGATGGAGTTCCTTGTATTAAACGAAGCGCGAAATAAATTTATCCGTAACCTTGCTATATCATGTAAGGGTAATACATTAGTTCTATTCCAATTCGTAGAGAAACATGGTATACCATTATATGAAGCTATCAAAGTTAGGGCTCCAGACAAGAACGTATTCATCGTACATGGTGGAGTAGAGACTTTAGATCGCGAAGATATCCGTAAGAATACCGAGCTCGGTGATAACACCATCATCGTTGCATCCTATGCTACGTTCTCAACGGGTATAAATATACCTAGCATAGAGAACATTATCTTTGCTAGTCCTACTAAGTCTAAGATCCGAAACTTGCAATCTATTGGTCGCGGGTTAAGGTTAAAAGATGGCAAGACTACGCTTAAATTATTTGACATCGCTGATGATCTACAACATAAATCGAGAAAGAACCATACATTGAACCACTTTGTTGAGAGAATCAAGATATACTCAGAAGAAAAGTTCGACTATAAAGTCCACGAGGTACAACTATGACAGTAGATCTAGATAGATATGTAGTGATTAAGTTAATCTCTGGTGAAGAGATACTTGGAACTCTTGTGAAAGAAGATGACTATGATATTAAGGTCCAATTTCCCATGGTAGTAAAGCATGTTAGTCGTATCATGAGTGGATATCCTGTAGAGTCTATAGTATTAGGGACTTATAGCCACTTTTGTGCTGATGATGAGTTCGTGTTTCATAAACAACACATCGTGATATTAAAAGACATGGATCCTCGTTATGTAGACGAGTATCATAGATCTGTAGACGACTTCATCGGAGCTAACACCCCACCACCTGAAGCTTATGACCCGAACGAACTACAACAGTTAGCTGATAAGCTTAAGAACATGTTTAGAGATAACGTTGATGAAGATTATCCCGAAACAATCTCTTTAAACATTGATGGTAATAAAACATTACATTAACCACTTGAAAAACCCCATACAGTCATAGTAACACTTTGAACAATTAAAGTACAATTATTTTTATGGATCAAATAACAATAGATCAAACAGCAGCAGATAAGATCAAGTCTCTATTAAAAGAAGAGGATGTTCCAAACCTTATGTTACGCATATTCGTATCAGGAGGAGGATGTTCTGGATTTCAATATGGATTCACATTTGACGATAATCAAAATGAAGACGACTTTGTCATA